TTCATACGTTGAAGTCTTTTTTGCCGTCAATGGTCCTTCATGAATAGCATTGATATCTATGGTTCCGGTAGAATTTATATATTCTCCTACTAACCGATTTCTATCCACAAGTTTATTCATCCAGTCATCAAAATACCGCTTGGTTTTCCATTCACTATCCATAAAAAACACAAGAGTTGCCCCTTCACCCGCAGCACCACCACCAAATTCAACTGTTGAGGGTCGTTGAATATTCAAATTGTTGATGCGAGCTACTTTAGTTCCAATGTCATACTTGGGAATAGCAACCGATTCACATAGTAAGGAAATGTCATTTGTATTGCCAAATGATGCTGGACCTGTTATTTGTACAGAGAATTTTTCAGTTCTCGCCAACCCTTTTTGCCGCACTAGAGAAAGGAAATCTGTTATACTAGGCATTTATGATATCCTTCGAATCGTTGTAGATGACACGGAGTGAAGATTTTTGGAAGTTTTCAAGAGGAAGGAAAATCGCAGCCTTCCAATCGGTAGGATAAATTCGAAGGAAACGAGACCGAATGTGAGAGGACAAATAGCGTTTTATACACGGGGCGGCTTCGGGCAGCTTGGCTGTGTTTTTGATGACGTTCCATGATAGCCTTAAGCGAGTCGTTTCCGTTAACGTATCATCTGTCGTGTATTGCATAAGCCGTCCCAGAAGCTTCATTCGAAGCATGGGTGGCAAATAATGCAGATTGATACCCATGAATCCATCTGGAAGTCTCCGAAACGGGAACACCAAGGGATAGGTATCATAATAGGGCAGGACGTTCTTCAACTTGGGCTGATAGTAATACAGATACATCTCCCCAACATTGATTTTGGGAACAATTTCGCCCATCTCAGACTTGAGCATTTTTGTTCCGGTCATCTGCGACATGCCCAGTTTTCGTATCTGCGCGACATACCACTGGTAGGATTTCAGCTCCTTTCCATTTTTGGTATCTATCTGGATTTGATGAAACGGATTGGCAGATTTCATGATTTTGATGAAAATAGGGCTTGACAAGCACTTGACAGGGTGTTAACTTCACTATGTGGGGTTAAATAGAAAACCACATATACTATTTATGCTGTGTCTGTAAGAGACCCAAATCCTTCTCTGTGATAAGCATGAATTCCCATCCCATAGTGGATGCTACCTTCCGTGCAGAGTTCCACTTAGCGTTATTCACCGCCCACTGCACCACCTCATTAATAAAGTTTTTTGTTTTGCGCTTGGGCGTGACAGGCTCTTGGGTAAACCGATAGGGTTTCACCTCTACTAAATACTTTTTAATAGACCCATCCTTTGTCTTGATTTTGATGAAAAAATCGACAAAATAGCGATGGGTTTTATTGTCAGCAGGGCTAATATAGGGGATGATTACCTCTTCGCTCCCCCACTGTAAGACATTTTCGTTTAAATCACACCACTTCATAAAACGTACCTCGTAGCTGGACCGATACACAATTTGTGATAGGTTGCCGAGGTATTTGTGGGGATTTTGAGGCTGGAAAAAACCTCGGTAGGTATCTTTAGTATAGGTCATATAAATAATTGAAAGTCAACAACTTATCAAGGACTATTTAGATGACTATACCACAAGGTCTATTTGCAAGACCTGCTACTCCTGAAGAAGCAGCGGCAAGTCAACCACTTGCGCCACCTGAACAAATCCCTGGCTTAAATACGTCTAAATTATCTGCTATAGATAGACGAGCCATCGCAAATTCAGGCGGGAGAGATGTTACCTCTACAAAAACTCCTTCCTATAACATTAGCCGTCTAAGTTATCCTTTAAAAATCTCATCTTCGGAACAACCTCATTGGTTAAAAATAGAAATACGAGTACGTAGTCAAGCGGTAGCACCTCTAGGACTCGGTAATAATGTATCAAAGCCGTATGAAGATGAAAATACAAAAAATAGAAGAATAAGTACAAAACAAAGTGGTGAATTAACAGCCTTAACGGGTCAAATTGGAATAACATCCGCAGGAGCAAATTTAGGAGCAAAAATTGCAGGTCCCGAATTTTCAGTAATAGGGGGACTTCTAGGTGGAGCAGCGGGTATTGGACTCGGAGCACTAAATGGTGCCGTATCAAAGTATACACAGCCCTCTAATGGATATGTATCACTTTCTACGATTATTGGATTGGGAATTCAAGCACCTCCCAGTGCGACATACTCAACAGTATGGGAAGCCATGGATTTTGGTCTAACGGTAGTCTCTGGAGGAATAAAAAATAATCTAACAGATATTGCCCAAGAAACATTACGAAATTCTGCTTCAGGCATAAAAGGAGCAGCGGCTGATGCAGCAGGTATTGGTAACATTGGCGATGCCACCAGAAAAGCATTAGGAAAAATTCGCAATCCATATCGAGAACAGATATTCAAACAAGTAGAATTTCGTGAATTTGCATTCACCTATAAGTTTCTTCCAGAAAGTATTCAGGAAGCACAAACTGTGATGGCTATTATTAATACATTGAAACAACATATGTTACCAACATTTGACCCTGAAGCATATTATCTGATTTATCCCTCTGAATTTTCATTATCATATATGTATGAAAATTCACAGAATCAAAATGTCCATAAAATTTTAGACTGTGTGCTCACCAACATGAACGTGACATATGGAGAAGGCGATTTTACTACATTTAGAGGAACTCAAGGTATGCCTTCGGAAATTGTTATGACTTTAACATTTAAGGAAATTGTTACCTTAACTGCCGACCAAATTAAAAAAAATAACTACTAATGTTTAATCAATTTCCCAAATTAGCGGCACCGATTACCGTATATACACATGCTGATACCACTATATCCGGAACAATTAGTTCTACGAGTGGAACTTCATATGTGTATGGAACCAGCACCCAATTTTTATTGGATATTGTAGTGGGCGATGAGTTGTATGTGACCATCGATGGCGTATTTACTAAGATTGGTCATGTCGCAAAGATTATGAGTAATACGATTCTTCGTATCGATAGTCCATGTCAACATACCATAACTGAACAATCCGCAACTGCCAGAACATTTCGACCGACACAATATGATAATATCCATATCATTACGGATTTTATTCGTCGTGTGAAAGTGATTGAACGCTACACGAATAGTATTTCTATTTTGATGCCCTATACGGTCACAGAAGGTGAAACACCAGAAATCGTCTCTATGAAATTTTATAACACTCCCTATTATCATTGGACGATTTTACTCGCGAATAATATCATTAATCCACGAGAAGAATGGCCAGTAAGTGAAATTCAACTTTTAGAAAAAATTAGCTTGAAATATCCTGATAATTCTAAAGATGACATCTACGAATACCGTGATATTGATACGGGATATGTGGTGGATACGATTGACCCTGTTCCGGAAAACTATTATCCGGTGACAATTTATGAATATGAATCGGAACTCAATGAATCCAAACGGTCTGTTAAAATCATAGACCCTGCTTTCATTCGAGATTTTGTTACGGAATTTTTTGCTGAATTAAACACCACGGTATAACATGGCAGAAATCATTAAAGCGGGTGCGATTAATGTAGAAGAATTTACATTAATCACGGAATCAGGGCAAACGTTTGACCTCAAGACGTATATTACAGAACTTTCTATTTACGAAGACATGTTTTCCAACTGTCTATCGGGAAGTGCAATATTCGTCGATGGAAGTAATTTGGTGGCACAAATACCGATTATTGGAAGAGAAATCATCACGATTCGGGTCAATAATCCTGGATTTCCAAATTCAATTATTCATCGGTCATTTTACATTTATGCCATTCAAGACCGTGCACCAAGTTCAACTGACCGACAACAAATCTATACGTTGAAATTTATTTCTTTAGAAGGTATGATTGACAACATTACCTTTATTTCCAAGAAATATTCAGGCACCACCGATGCGATTGCTAAAAGTATTTTTAATGATTATTTACAGATGCCAAGAATATGGAATAAGAAATATCCATTTCCGAAAGGAATTAGCAGCAACGATGGTCTCACGACACCTAGCTGGAGAACTGATATACCTCGAAAAAATTTGAGCGTATTGAATACAGGACCCGCCTCGCTTACTCCATTCAAAACAAAAGTTACATGTGTTGTTCCTTTATGGAACCCATTTAAAGTGTTAAATTGGTTAGCAAATCGTTCTATTGATGCATCCAACAATTCTCCTTCGGTACTTTTTTGGGAATCTACACAATCTTTTTATTTTGGAAGCATTGAGTCTATCTTTACGGCGCAAAGCAATGTAAAAGAACGAAAGATGTACTTTTATGGATTAGATAATGCGGCGATTAAAGAAATTGAAAAAGGTAAAAACACGCTAGGAGAGCAATTTAAAAAGGTAGAAGAACTCAAAATTACAAAAAATACAGATGTATTAAATGCTCAAGATATGGGTCATTACTCATCCAATATGCACGTTATGGATATTGCAACAAGAAATTATGATTTCTATATTTTTGACTATGCAAGCAATTACTCAAGCTTTAAGCATTTAGATGGAGAAAGACCTACTTTTAGTACGAATCAAATTCGAAATGTCTATTCTTATCCGGTATTCAAACCGAAGCATAAGGGGTTATTTGATATAACGGAAGAAAACAAGTATGAAGATTGGGTTTTACAACGAAATAGTATCATGTATGATTTAAATAACATTCGGGTAGAAATTACAGTTCCTGGATTTTGTGGGACAGAAGCAGGAGAAGTGGTACAATTATATTTTCCGAATATCGCAGAAAAAAATAATGTGAAAGATATAACACAGCTTATTGACCCACATCTCTCAGGGCCATATCTTGTTACAGCGATTCGCCATCTTATTTTAGATAATAAGTACTACATGCGAATGGAATTAATCAAAGAATCTTTTGCCACATCACTAGGATAATTTATGAGAAATTTATACGACAATGGTGGATTTCATTGGTGGTTAGGTGTTGTTGAAGACCGTCAAGACCCTCAAGCACTAGGAAGATGTCGGGTTCGGGTGGCAGGATATCACATATCTGATAAAACCGTGCTTCCAACAGAAGATTTACCGTGGGCGATGCCGTTGATGCCGATGACATCCGCTTCTGTCTCTGGAATTGGTAATGCTCCGGTTGGAGCCGTTGAAGGTACGTGGGTACTTGGATTTTTTCTTGATGGAGAAGAATGTCAAATTCCTGTGATGCTAGGTACGTTCCCTGGCATGGAAGAACCAGTAAATCTTATAGGGGATTTTGCAACGATGCTCGCCACACAATTCCTCAAACCATTAATCTTAAAAGATTTTGGATTGTCTGCTAACGCAATTCCTACGACAAATTATATCAATACCGTCACTGAGCAACAAAATCAAGAATTAGAAAATTCTGTCACGACCCAAGGATAACTATGGCAACGTCTCGTTTATTATTGGATGAAGTACGCAAGCGTCTGAGCAATACATCCGCATATACCAATGCGGACTTGTTAAATTGTTCGGCAACGCTTTCGTCTTTGATTTCACAAAATTTAACGACCTTCAATCTCACCCCAGATATTCTCACTACGATTGTAAATGAGATTACGATATGTCAACAAAAAAAGCAAGTTATTCCAGACCTTGCAGAAACCATTGCCAATTTACAGAAAGACAAGCATTTTATTAGTCCTACGGAAGCGCAAGTCGCCGCTTCCAATCAAAATTATGAAGATATCGTATTATATGAACATACCCTTCTCACCAATTCGCGCGGGTCTGTTTATGTGGATGCTCAGGGGAATTATGCCCTAGCGCCCATTCCAAATACTCGAAATATTGCGCCTCCGAAAAGTCAAGATGGATATATCGGGGATTTGACTCCGAATGATATTGAGTTATCACTTACCTTACTGGAAGACGAACTTCAGAAAGAACGTACCTCCCTTGGAATTGACCATGCCCTTAATACGGTCTCCGATGATGGAAAAATGGGTGTGTATGGTACGACCGTTAAAGACCTTATTAGTATTGGTGCCGTCAGTCAATCGGCGCTTGATACGTGGTCAGCGATTGCAGAGGGTGATTTTGCGGACTATGCCTTAGAGGCGGTTAAACAGGGACTTATTAGTATTGAAGTCTATGATAAAATCCCAACTACCCTCCGCTCGGCGTTGCACTGGTATGTCCTCTCGCATGCGGAACATTGGCTCGAAAAACAACTCGGTCCAAAGAATTTTCTTACGTTGCAAAAAATACAGCGACTGTATGCCTATCGCGCATTATTGTCCCAGTGGAAAACCGCCTATCAATACTTTATCAATAATTTGATTGATAGTAAGGCTGAGATTGCGGGACATTTAATTGCCCAACGTATTTTTGGAAAGAATTTGTCCCAGTTATTTGGGATTGGCGCAGAATTTTCTACGATTATCGGCAGAAGTGCACGAGATATTCATGCACGGGTGGTGAAAGGTATTGAAAGTGGTATTAAGGTTCCTCTTAAAGAAGAACTTCCAAATGGAACATCTGGGATTAGTGCGAGTGCGATTGATGCCGCCGCCACAAAAATTCCAGCACCAACAAATCCTATTCGTACTTCTCCCAAAACTGATATTCGTGACCAAAAAGAAAATTCTTTACGAAAAGTTCCAAGTAGTGTGGGATTTAATGACCCGAAGAATATCTATCCCCGTGAAAATAATATGGGAAGACCCAGTACCAATCCATTAGCGACGGGAGAAAAGATTCAAGATACTATCGTTGGAAAGAAGGATTCCAAACGGGTCACTGATGTGCCTATTGCGCGAAATGCGGCCCCCAATACATGGAGCCAGCCCAAATCCCCATATAACGGCAAATATCCCTACAATCACGTTCAAGAGACGGAATCAGGGCATGTCGTGGAATATGATGATACTCCACAAAATGAGCGTATGCATTGGTATCATCGCAGCGGAACTTTTACTGAAGTAGATGCGAATGGCACCCATGTACGAAAAATTGTCGGTGATGGCTATGAAATCTGGGACCGCGATGGATATATCTACATTGGCGGGAAGGCAAACATCACGATTGAAGGAAACTGCAATATTCTGGTAAAAAATAATGTGAATTTAGAAGTTCACGGCTCACTAAGAGCAGATATCCACAATGACGTAGACTTTAATGTCGCAGGTCACTTTAACGTGACTAGTGGAGGAAATATCAATCTCAAGAGCGCCCAACATTTGTATGCGGAAGGACATATGGTAGATGTGCATTCGGACAGCACTATGACTCTTTCCGGAAGAACTGCCGCCTCATTGACCTCAATGGAAAGCAGTGCCTCATTATTATCGGGCGGTGGTTCAGTGGTTATCAATGGTGTCATATTGGAATTAATGCCTAGCGGTGGTTCAACGGCAACACTCTATGCACAACCCTTTGAGGCATTACAGGGAACCGCAGGAACTCCTGTTAATAAGTATACCCCAACAGAACCAAAACTAGTTCCGTTAACTCTTGAGCAACGAGTCGATAATTGGGCGAGTGCATTATCAACCCTCTCAGAAAATGCCGATGCGAATAAGGATGAAATCAAAATGCTCAAAGCGAAGGGTCTTGCAGAGGGCTTGGTTACCCAAGAAGACTTGGAGAAGCCGCTCACGGAAGGACAGACCGACACGAGCAAAAAACCGACTGCGTTGCCAGCCAAGGTAGCATCGTGTTCTGTTATTTACGGCCAAAGCAATTTCTCTCCTGCCTACCGTCTCAGCAAGAATATCACTCTTGGTAATCTTAAGGGAACAGAAAATCTACAGGCCCAACATGGCCTCAGTATTCAAGATATCGTATGTAATCTGACCCAGTTAGCGGTCAATGTGATTGAGCCTGTTTTTGATTTACTGGGCAAGAATAATGTGATTATTTCCTCGACGTTTAGAACACCTGGCCAGATGACGGGGGCATTTAAATCGGCATCCGGTATTTCCTTCCATGAACAGGGGTTGGCGGTGGATTTCTGCTTCAATAAGACCTTTACTGAGTATTATGATATTGCGGTATCCCTGAAGAAGAATGTCCAGTTTGACAAACTTCTTCTTGAATATCGTGTCGGTAATATCAAGGGGGTCAATAGCTATAAGCCATGGATTCACATGCAATGGCAACAACAGGGATTGAACCTTGCGACGGGAAGTGGTGGAAAACCACGGTTGGAATACTATACCTTCAAAAATGATGTCAACTACTCAGCGTCCCTTGTAAATCTCCTTCCAAATTCAAATCTCACTTACTAAACGACGATATAAATAGTATTCATGAATACACCTAACCAACTCTACAAAGACCTCGATTTAACGTTCGCAAAAACCACCTCTAACGATGTGGCGCGGCGTATTGACGTTAATGCGGTCAAGCAATCGTTAAAGTCTCTCTTACTTACCAGACAAGGGGAACGTTTGTTTCACCCTGAAATTGGTGCAGGATTGTATGCGATTTTGTTTGAACCGATGGACTATGTCACAACAGAAATGTTGAAAAGTGTGATTACCCAGTGTATTGAAAACTTTGAGCCCCGTGTCAAGCTTCAAGAAGTTGCCATTAGTCCAAATTATGATGAGAATAGCTACGATATCAGTTTATACTTTTATGTAATTGGAATTTATATCCCAGTTGTATTTAACCTCACGCTTCAGAGAGTCCGATAATGGCTGACCTTAGAATAACAGAACTTGATTTTGACCAAATTAAGCAGAACTTTATCAACTATTTGCAAAGTCAAGATACGTTCAAGGATTACAATTTTTCTGGTTCTGCCTTAAATGTCCTATTGGATGTGTTGGCATACAATACCCATTATAATGCGATTCTTGCCCATTTACAGACTAATGAGATGTTTATTGATACCGCGCTCAAGCGGTCTTCGATTGTATCGATTGCAAAGACATTAGGGTACACGCCCCGCTCTGTCGTATCGGCCCATGCCCATATTGGTGCGATGTTTACAAGCACCGATGCTGGCCCCATCACGATTCCGAAATATACCAAGTTTACTGCAAAAGTCAATGATACGACCTACACGTTCTTGACGGCGAATAGTGCAACAGCAACTAAAAGTGGGTCGAGTTTTACCTTTCCAAATATTGAATTGGTGGAAGGGTCATTAATTACGCAGTCAAATGTCGTAACGGCTGATACCGTCTCTGGTCCATTCACTATCAAAAATAATAATATCGACCTTTCGACCCTGAATGTGCAAGTTCAAAATAGTGTTTCCGATTTAGGAACTACTCCATTCAATCGCACCACTACAGTAATTGATATCAATGACACGAGTAATGTCTATTGGGTTGAGGAAGGACAAGATGGATATTATCGATTGATTTTTGGTGATGGTATTATTGGAAGTGTCTTGTCAGCAGGAAATGTGGTGAGCATCAGTTATGTGGCGTCAAAGGGAGCAAGCGCGAATGGTGCACAAACGTTCTCGTGCTCTTCCACATTTACGACCGATAATGCTGCCGTAATTACAACCTTAGTATCAGCATCCTCCGGTGGGGCTAACCGAGAAACGGCTGATAGTATTCGATTTAATGCACCAAAAATCAATGCGACACGAAATCGAGTTGTAACCGCCGAAGATTATAAAGCGACCATCATGGCAAATTTTGATAAGGCGCAGTCGGTAGAAGTATGGGGCGGCGAAAATAATGTGCCCCCTATCTATGGTAAAATCTTTATTTCCATTGACCCAAAGGCGAGTTATATCATTACGTCAGAAGATAAAGAAATGATTTTAACGGATATTATTCGTCCACGCAGTGTAATGTCGCTTACCCATGAATTTGTAGACCCGATTTATTTGTATGTAGGGTTGGACGTAGTGGTTACATATGACCCCAAGAAAACCCTCCTCACCGCAACACAACTCCAAACATTAGTTAATACTCAAATTCAGAAATATTTTACTGAAGAATTATCCACGCTTGGAAAACAATTCTACTTTTCGCAATTAGAAAATAGAATTCAAAATACGGATGGGTCTATTTTAGGTACGTTGATTGATATGCGTCTTCAACGCCGAATTGTGCCATTTGTGAATATAACAGAAAATCTGAATATCTATTTCACTACGCCGATTGAACCGAATAGTTTCCGAAGTACAAACTTCAAAACAACGGTAAATGGGCTGAATTACAATAGTGTCTATATTCGGGATTTGCCAGATGACACGCCGCCATCACGTACTGGTACAGGAATTTTGCAATTAATCAATTCAACGGACGGAAAAATTCTCGACGCAAACTATGGCACGATTGCCTATGGAGATTCGGGAATGTTCACCCTTACGCGACTTTTTGTTACGGAACTAATTGGTGGAGCATCGGACATTCGCTTTAGTGCGATTCCTCAAGACCTTGGTAAGAATCTAACACCAAAAATTATCCGGTCTACGGCAATATCGACAAGTGCCGTATATCCGTATCCGTCACAAAATATCATCATTGCTCTAGATGATAGTGCTTTCAATAGTACTACAAATACGCAAGTCGGTTTGACAATCACGGTTAATACTGTTGCAAACTAATGATTGACCTCAAGAATAAACTCCAACATCTGATTGCAGGACAACTTCCGGATTATATACGTTCGTCATTTCCGACATTCGTAGAATTTCTGAAAGCGTATTACACTTTCTTAGATGAAAATCATGAAGCCAATAATATCCTCTTAAATGCGGATACGTGGTCTGATATTGATTTGACACTGGATTTATTCGTTGAACAGCGGAGAAAAGAATATGCTCATGATATTCCATCCTCCGTATTAGTACAAGAACGTCGATTAATCAAATTTATCAGTGAATATTATGAAACGAAGGGGTCGGAGAAAGCAGCAGAATTATTTTTCCGTATGATGTATGACACGGATATTACACTTCGTTATCCCTATAATTATACTTTGAAAGCATCTGCTAGTTCATGGGATATTGCTGCTCAAGAATGGAAAGATACGGTGGGATTCTTGTCCGATAAAAATAAATTACAAGATAATTTTATTTTTCAACCATTTTCCTATTCTATTGAACAATTTTCTACTGGAAAAATTTCTACATTTAAAGCCAGTGATGTAAATACTACTACAAATACGATTAATACCGTAAACACATTTGCCGCATCAATTACTGCCAGTGTAACTGGATTTATTAATGGAAATACTCTTACCGTTACCAATGTTAGTTCTGGAACATTATATATAGGACAAAAAATTACAGGAACAGGAATTCCTAATGGAACATATATTTCTGGATATGGAACTGGAAAAGGAGGGATAGGTACATATATTGTATTTACTCCAAATTTAAATCCTGACCCAAATTGGACAGGAGGAAATACACAAGATGGAACAGGATGGCAATATTTAAAACAAACAAAACTTACAAGTGATTTAATAATAGGCACTGATGTTACTGCTCCTTTTCCAAAAACACTCCCTGTTGTTGCAGCAAAAATTGCAACACGAACTTCACAAATTCGATTAAACAATTCACTAGTAACTATTCCTGTTGTTGCTGGAAACACATATCGAATTAGTGGATGGGTCCATATTAATAATGTATATAATCCTAGTTATCCTCAAGGATTTATAGTACAAGGTCTTACCGCAGGAATGGGATGGATTGGAAACTCAACGAGAATTGTTACTCCATATCTCCCTTCAGGTTGGAATTATCTTAGTTATGATTTTGTTGCTCCTGCAACAGCAACCCAAATAGTAGTGTGGCCTTTCATTGATGGAGCGTATCCACACTATGAAGAAGATGGAGTAACCATATCAACCGCTTCTCCTTTATGTCCTGACAATATTCTTTGTCCTGGATATGGATGGTTTGCTGACTTACAAATAAAATTACAAAATACTGCATCCATATTAATTACTTGTACTAGAGCTACTCCTGTTGTTTATAATAACGGAGGTGGCGTGAGTATTGGGGGACTAGATAACAATAAAACATATTTTATTAGTAGTTCTGGATTTTCTTCAACAACTATTAGATTAGCGGATACTTCTGACCATGCATTAGCAGGAATATCTATCATTGATTTGACGGTAGGAGGCACAGGTAATAATCACACATTAACTGTGAAAAATTGGGCTGATGAATTGGGATATAGATTATTAGAAAATGACGCATATCGTAATAGTGCACATCCAGTGGGAATGCAAGTGTTTAGTGAGTATGTTATACCTTCTCCAACCCCAACACCAACGGTAACACCTACTAATACGCCAACATTAACACCGACATTAACCGCAACTCATACGCCAACATTAACACCGACATTAACAGCAACTCATACGCCAACGTTGACGCCAACGTTAACAGCAACTCATACGCCAACGTTGACGCCAACGTTAACAGCAACTCATACGCCAACACAAACACCGACATTAACACCGCCAACACCGACATCAACACCGCCAACACCGACATCAACTACACCAGCACCAACACCAACATCAACACCTGTCTGCATTTACCAATATAATGTAACAGGTCCATATGAATCTTCTCTTGATGCATGTAATGCATTTGAAACTGGAGATGTTGCTATCTATGCAATGAACGATTATTACTTTACCACGGATAACTGTTCAACATATGCGAATGGATTCTATAATGTGGTTGGAAATAGTAATTGGGTAGAATTTAGTAGTGGAACACAAGTAGCTACTGGCGATTGTAATAGTCCCACACCAACTGCAACACCGACCGCTACTAATCCCATGAGTAACACCGGAACGTGCTATACATTACATAATACAGGTGGAGGTACTTCAGGGTTGATAACTTGGACAGACCCAAATACTGGAGCACAATCAACCACACTGAGTACTGATGAAACAATTCAGGTCTGCGCCGTTGCGTTGCCTATCGAGTATCCAGCAGCAGATGTTGATATATCTGAATGTGTGGATTGCAGTGTTAATTGTACATCAGCCGCTGGCTGTACACCAGTTCCAACACCAACATCAACACCGCCAACACCAACATCAACTACACCAGCACCAACACCAACATCAACTACACCAGCACCAACACCAACATCAACACCTGTCTGTCTGTTTGCCTTCAATACATCAGGGTCTTATCCTTCAGCAGTAGAAGCATGTAATGGATTTGAAACTGGAGATGTTGCTATCTATGCAATGAACGATTATTACTTTACCACGGATAACTGTTCAACATATGCAGAAGGATTTTACAAGGTAAATAGTACTACATACTGGATAGAATTTACATCAGGTAGCCTTGCCGATGGAGGAGATTGTACTGATATACTATCACCAACTCCAACCCCAACCGCTACCACTAGTGTATTAAATACTGGAACGTGCTATACATTACATAATACAGGTGGAGGTACTTCAGGGTTGATAACTTGGACAGACCCAAATACTGGAGCACAAAGTACTTATTTAGCTACTGGTGAAACTATACAGGTTTGTGCAGTTGTGGCACCAATTGAAACTCCTGCTGCTGATGTTGATATCTTTGAATGTATAGATTGCAGTGCTAATTGCACTTCAGCCGCTTCGTGCATTCCAGTTTTAACACCAACACCAACATCAACACCGCCAACACCGACATCAACACCGCCAACACCAACCACTAGTTCTCCAGTACCTACGGCTACCCCAACACTGACGCCAACCTTAACGGCTACTGCAACGGCAACATTGACGGCAACACCAACCTTGACAGCTACCAGTACCCCTACATTAACACCAACGTTAACGGCAACCAATACGCCGACCTTGACGGCTACACCAACCTTGACGGCTACTGCAACGGCAACATTGACAGCTACACCAACCTTGACGGCTACCAGTACCCCTACATTAACACCAACGTTAACGGCAACCAATACGCCGACCTTGACGGCTACACCAACCTTGACGGCGACTCATACCGCTACTCCAGGTGATTGCTATCAGGTCACCATTTACTCAGATTATCCGGAGGATGGTGTTATAACATGGTATGATATCAATAGTGGTTATAATAGCATTACTAACGTGGTATCTACCTATGGGACAGGTACATTCTATGTGTGTGCCTTGGCATCGACTGTTGTAACTACAACCGCAATTACCGGTAATTACATTGCACAATGTGGCTCTGGTACATGTTCAGGAATCAGTACAAGCTTAAGTCCAACAAGTTGCTGTACCTATGCGGCTCCAACCGCAACTCCAACACCAACTCATACGGCGACTCAGACATTAACCGCAACCAATACCCCAACGTTGACGGCTACCCCAACACTGACGCCAACCTTAACGGCTACTGCAACGGCAACATTGACGGCAACACCAACCTTGACGGCTACCAATACCCCAACATTAACGGCGACTCAGACATTAACCGCAACCAATACACCAACGTTGACGGCAACACCAACCTTGACGGCTACCAGTACCCCTACATTAACGGCAACTCCTACATTAACCGCAACCAATACACCAACGTTGACGGCAACACCAACCTTGACGGCTACTTCAACACCAACGTTGACCCCAACGCCTACACCAGTGTGTATTTTGCAATATTATGTCACGGGACCTTACGGAAGCTATGAAGCCGCCTGTGGTGCCTATGAAACTGGAGATGTTGCTATCTATCAAATGACAGGATACTTCTTTATCAACAATAACTGTTCAACATATGCTGATGGATTCTATAATGTAAGTGGTAACGATAACTGGGTACAATTCAGTAGCGGTACTGAAATTGCAATTGCAGATTGTACTGTATTGACGCCTACTCCAACACAAACCCAAACGATGACTCCAACTCTAACGGCATCATCCGTGCCCTGTGACCCTTACGGAACCTATATTGGACAAGTCTGTGGTGAAGGTGGAGTACTAACAACGTTATACGATAAATATGCTGATGGTTCCTGTGGATACTATTATGTTGAAGTTTGTGCAGATTATGTTGGATGCGGTGGTAGTGGATATTGCGCTTAAGCGATAAAAATGCTGTATAAATATTCATGGTAATTTTCGATATTAACTCTTTACTACGATAAATCCCAATGGCTCTCGATTTAAATACCAATCCGTATTACGACGATTTTAATGAAGAAAAGAATTTTCACCGAATTTTATTCAAACCTGGATATGCAGTTCAGGCACGAGAACTCACTCAACTACAAACTCTTCTCCAAGAGCAAGTTAAGCGATTTGGTGATAATATTTTCAAACAGGGAGCCGTAATTGCAGGATGCGATTATGCATTAAATCTTCACGTACCTTATGTGAAAATTTTAGATGTGGGAGTTAATAATGCATCAATGGCAGGATATGAAGGACAAACGCTAGTAGGCGAAAATACTGGTGTCACTGCTTTAATTAAAAAAGCAACTACGGGAACAGAAAGTTCCATTCATAAAACATTTCACATACAATATAACGACCAAGGTAGTTCAGGCACAGCAAAAACATTTATTGCAGGGGAAGTATTACATCTTCAATCAAATGTAAATACCAAATTTACTGTTGCGGGGTCTGCAACATCTCCTATTGGAACAGGGTCATTATTTTCGTTAAAAAATGGAATTATTTATGGAAAAGGAACTTTTGTTCTTCACCATGAACAAACCATTGTTTTAGATGCATTTAGTTCATCTCCAACAAAAAGTATTGGTGTTAATATTATTGAAAAAATAATTTCTTCTGTTGATGATGTTACTTTACTAGACCCTGCAAATGGTTCATATAATTTTGCTGCGCCAGGCGCTGACCGTCTTAAACTATATACGCAATTGGTAGCATTTAATACATCTGATGCACTTTCAGAAGAGTTTAATACTTTATTTGATGTTATCAATGGAAATGTATCGCGGCGATATGATTTAAATCCCTATGGAGAATTGAATAAAACCCTTGCTAATAGAACATATGATGAATCTGGAGATTATACAACTAAAGATTTTGATTTTAATATTCGCGAAAATTTTGATAATGGTTTAGGTAATGGTGGATTGTCTGTAACAGGAAATGCAGGAAAACTTTCGTTGGGCATTTCCCCTGGAAAGGCATATGTCAAGGGATATGAATACGAGACATATTCTACCATATATCTTGACATAGATAAAGAATTATCATCACGACAACTAAAAAGTAATGTCGTAAGTACAGTTTTAGGCAATTATGTTCTTGTGAAAGAAGTTTGCGGACCTTTATCTCTTAATGCAGGTACAGTGGTTTCATTGAGAAGTATTGCAGCAGGAGCGATTACCGCAGGTACTTATTCTGCACGTGCACCTCAAGGAAGTGAAATTGGAAAGGCAAGAATACAATCCATTGAATATGATTCTGGTACCGTGGGTACCCACGCATGCACATATAGACTGTATTTGTATGATATTCAAATGACAACTACAGGAAAAGCTTTTAGTGATGTCAAGGGTATCTATTATGATGGAACCACGGATTTTCATGCGGACATTTTTGGCACTACTGCAATATTACAAGATACTTCCTACACCTCATTGTTATTCTCATTACCGAAACGATATATTAAAACATTAGATATCGGAACAGGATATGATAATAGTTTTGTATATCGTAAAACTATGACGGCAACCGTATCCACGGGTGGTACATTTACCTTATCGTTATCCGGTGCTGAAACGTGGGCATTTAGTTCATTATCTTCGGTAACACGGAATAATGATATTTTGGTTATTGCGAATGCAGAAATGCAAGTAAGTTCTTCACCAAAATATAAAGCAGGACAGATTATTCCATTAGGAGCAACCGTAGGCGCAACAAATGGAGCCGTTACAATAGCAGATTCACAAACATTAAATTTTGACATAACAACTGATACATTAGATATTACATATGGGGTTACTGTTATCGTTTCCGTTCGAGTAACTAATACATCACCTCGTAAAAAGAATTTAAAAAAGAATAGAAAAATTCGTCTTCAAACTTCAAAAAGTTTTACAACATCATCAACTATTACCTCTTCATCTTCGGTATCATTTACGATAACATCACTTGTTGATGGAGATGTTGCGGTTGGTGATATCGTATATAAAACAGATACTACTAAAATTGGAACGGTGTCTTCCGTTACCGTGGGAACATCCACTATAGGAATATCCACGGCACAAGCTAGTGTATCTTCAGGGGGAACCGTAGTTATTGCTCATCCAAATTTTAATGTTACTTCCTGTGTGTTAAATGCTCCACTATCATTAGGATTGTATGATGTTATTAAAATCAATTCAATCACGACCGGAAGTTCATCAACCGCATGGGGCAGTCTTGCAACAAATTCGACCAATGCGTTTGTTCTTAATACCGGACAAACAGATACGGCATATGATATTGCAAGTATTTCTAAAAAGGCAAAAGAGACATTTTCCTTTGCCAATAAACGGCTAATTGTTGATGTTGATTATTTTGAACATAGTACACCGAATACCGGATATTTTTCTATTGATTCATATCCTCTTCCTGTTCAAGGAGTTGCGGCAAATGCGTCAATTCCTCAAATCGAATGGTATGAGTTGCCCCAATACACATCTCCAAATGGAAATAAAGTCAATCTTCGAGACGTATTGGATTTCCGACCAACCGTTACGTCTGTTGCAGTTGATACCACCATCATCACATCTGCTACGGTAAATCCTTTAGCATATACTACAATTTCAAAGACATTCTTAAGTGGAATATACATTCCAAATGCACAAGAAGAATTTACAACAAATGTAGTGTACAATATAGGACGTATCGACCGTATTGTGATTGATTCAGAAGGAGATTTTAAAGATATTGAAGGCATTCCAGATATTACGCCAACCGCACCCCTAGAACCAGGGAATGCCATGACTTTGGCATTTGCAACAATTCCACCGTTTCCATCAATTTCACCAAAGGTAGCACGGTCGATTGTTCGACCAGAAATGAGTGCGACTACTACATCAGTAGACAACCGTCGTTATACCATGCGAGATATCGGTAGTCTTGATAAAAAATTAGATGACTTGAAAAAATTTACAGAAATATCTTTTCTTGAACAAAAATTATTAAATACCAGTTTACCAAATAATGCGGGACAAGAAAGACCAAAAACTGGAGTGTTGGTGGAAGATTTTATAGACCACAGTAATGGTAATATTACTGACCCAAGTTATAACTGTACAATTTTTTCTGGCATTTTACAGCCTAGTTTGACTCCTACAGATGTGCAATTTGATGTTGCCTCTCTTACCAATGTTGTTCGAGCATCATCTGATGCTATTATTGTTGTTGAACAAATAACGTCAGACCCGTCATACCATCAATTTAGTGTAAATGAAACGATTACTACAACTACGCTTACCGGAACTATTAAATACGTAGTAAGTATATGTTCAGAGTCTGGGTATAGTTGGCTTCGATTATATTTGGAAAATGTTACAGGAACAGGAACATTTGCAATTGGAGATACGGTCACGGGGTCTCATCCCTCGGTTGGAACAATTCCTAATACAACATTAAGTACTCACATTTCATATAACACGCTTCCATTAATATTGCGTCCTGATGCGGTAGTTGTCCCAACGGCAGGAAATATTGCATCACTTCCATATACGCACGTAGATTGCATTCATAATCAAAATGCATCAGAAGCTATAAATGCCGTCAATGATTTATTATTTAAATACGAAGGACATGTCACTCTTTCTCCGTATTGTGATGTATGGTTTGATGAATCTAGTCAACCGGAAGGAAATAATTTTACTCTACCAACATCAGGTGACACTTCGTGGTTTTCTTCTATCGTACCTCCTGCAATTGCAGGAACCACCGCATCAACACCAACTACAACAGGAAGTAGTGGTAGTGGTACTGAAACTTCTACACCATCATATGGTGGTGTTACTCAGTCTCTCGGAGGAGGTATTAACGGTGGAACGACCGGAACTAAAGAGTTGGACGGGGGGTTAACAGGACCATATGATACGCAAATTTAACAAAGTTGATTCAATACCTAGGAGCTTTTAATTAATGCCAAATACTACTGTATTACCATATGTCAGAGGAAGTGTTGTTAACATCACCGCAGAAGGATTAAAACCCCTTACACAAGTATATCCTTTCTTCGATGGACAGGATGTTAGTGCTCATTGTAAAAATAGTACAGATTCTGCATATACTGCTCCTGCTCTAATTACAGATTCTAAGGGATATTTTTCTGGACAATTTCGTGTTCCGGAAGGAACATTTTTAACCGGAACAAAAATATTTACATTAACAAATGATGCGACAGGCAATACTACAACTGCGGATTGTGTAGCTATTGCCACATTTTCCGTCAATGAAGCGAGAACTTTTGAATTAAATTCAATTTTGAGCACCCAAGTTCCAAATATCACAACAAATCGAGCGAACACAGTTCAAAATCCAGTAACCGCAAGACAAACATTCGGTATTTCATATAAAGACCCGATTGCACAAACATTCTTTATTCAAAATAATCCGCAAGGGGCAGTCTTAACAAAAATAGATGTATACTTTAAGACTCGTCCAACAACAAACACCCCGATTACATTAGAAATTCGAGAGACTAAAGATGGATTTCCAACGGATAATATTTTACCATATTCTACAGTAACATTATATCCAAAAGATGTTAATCCCTCTGACGATGCATCGGCCCCTACACAATTTGTGTTTCCTTCTCCTGTTTATGTAAAAAATAATACTGAATATTGTTTTGTATTATTACCAGCAGGGGATAATATGAATTATGAGGTGTGGATAGGAAAAATAGGGGCTACGGCGATTGGGTCATATAATATTATTGATTCTCAACCAAATGTTGGGCGTCTTGTCGTAGCAAATAATAGTGCACAGTGGACCGTTTATGATGACCGCGATATTAAATTTACTTTGTATCAAGCCCAGTTTAATAATGTAACAGGAACTCTTGAATTAAAAAATAAAAAAAATGATTACATTACGGTACCGTCTTCCGTCACACTATATGCTGGAGATTTATTGGTCCAATCTACAGGAACTGGAACTGTACTTTATGTTAATCAGTCAACAAATAGTGCCGAAGTCTTAAATACTTCTGGATATTTTGTTGATGGAGCAAATACCACATCAAATGGCGGGACACCTTTTTCAATTACATTATTGAATGGAAATATCACCCATTCTATATCTCCTGTTCTTTCATATTTAAATTTTTCCAATACGGCTACATCGTGGCAATATAAGATGTATAGTTCAACGGGTGTAGTAGGTTCATATATGACAATGCCACAAATCTCTTCATTGACAGAGGGGGAAAAACAAGTATATTCATATTCCGTTGAAAACCAAGGGCTAAGTCTCTCATCGACAACGGGTTCTTTAATGGTGAAAGGAACACTTGTTTCTGATAAAACCAATATTTCTCCTCTAGTTGATATCCAAAAATCACATTTTATTGCGTTGGAAAATCACGTAGATATTGTGAATACTGTAACGGCAGAAACCGTTACGGTGGCTAATAATTTAACTACAGTAACTGGGTCAAGTACAACATTTTTAGACCCTGCCTCATCAGATTATGTGGTTATTGGTGCAGTTTTACGTAATCTTAATGGTCAAGTAATTGGTGTTGTTAAATCCATAGATAGTAACACCGCTTTAACATTACATGCCCCATATGTCGGAAATAGTATTAGCAATGAACAAATATATATTGATAATCCCGCCTCATCAGAAACGACTGTTCGAGTGGGACAATATATCACAAAGAATGTTGTATTGGCAAATGACCAAGACGCCGATGATATTATTGTCTACGTAAATGCCGCGATTCCTTCTGGTACTGATGTGTTGGTTTATGCAAAACTCTTAAGTTCTGCGGATTCATCTGGAATGAATAATCGCACTTGGGCGTTATTGGAAAGACAACTTGCAAGTTCCGCTTTGGGCATTGCAAAATATCAATATGTACTGAAAAAGAATACCATTGATGAACAAACGGCGGTTGGTGGTTTGTCGAGTAGTGGAGTATTTAGCTACACTTCTCTTGACGGAACTTCTTCATATGATACTTTCAAAACTTTTGCTATCAAAATTGTCATGACCACTTCAAATCCCGCCATTGTTCCTTCCGTATTCAGTATGGGCGTTTTAGCAATCTTGGCATAGTATGAATACGGATTCGTTGATTCGTGATAAACAAACGAATGCATTATTGAATGTAAATAAATCAGAATTAGACGCATATAGATTGCGAAAACATAAAATGGAAAAAATTGATGTGCTTGAAGACGATATAAATAATTTGCGTAAAGAATTACAGGAACTCAAACAAATGATGCGGGATATTTTGAACTCTTAATTTTTTTTCAAGGTGAGTATGAGCAACACCATTTTTATTCAAATTGCTGCCTATCGTGACCCTCAGCTTGTGCCAACGATTAAAGACTGCTTGGCACAAGCGGCTCATCCAGAAAATCTGGTGTTTGGTATTGCATGGCAACATAGTGCCAGTGACGCATGGGATACGCTCGATGAATTTCGGGCAGACCCGCGATTTAAGATTATTGATATCCCCTATGAAGAATCGAAGGGGGCGTGTTGGGCAAGAAATTCTATCCAACGTCTTTACAATAACGAAACTTATACACTCCAATTAGATTCCCACCATCGGTTTGTGCCTGAGTGGGACACGAAGTGTATTGCGATGATTGCGGACCTTCAGGCTAAAGGACACTCTAAGCCATTACTCACCTCATATCTGCCGTCCTTTGACCCCGACAAAGACCCAGAGAGCCGTGTGCAGATTCCATGGAAAATGAATTTTGACCGATTCATTCCAGAGGGGGCAATATTTTTCTTGCCAGCATCGATTGATAATTTTAAAGAATTAACTGCCCCAATTCCTGCACGATTTTATTCGGCACATTTTTGCTTTACCCTAGGACAGTTTGTAAAGGAAGTTCCCCATGACCCTGAGTATTATTTCCACGGGGAAGAAATCTCCATTGCAGTCCGTGCCTTTACCCATGGATATGATTTGTTTCATCCCCATCAAGTGATTGCGTGGCACGAATACACCAGAAAGGGCAGGACAAAGCAGTGGGATGACGATAAAGAATGGATTAAAAAGAATGTATCCTGCCATGCTCGCAATAGAAAGTTGTTTGAGATGGACGGAGAAACGAAAGATATTCCTTTTGGTCGATATGATTTTGGTAAGATACGTTCTTTAAATGAATACGAACAATATGCAGGAATTTCATTTAAGAAACGCGCGGTGCAACAATACACGGTGGATAATCATAATGCTCCAAATCCCGTGCTTTCCATTGAAGATTATGAGAACTCGTTCTTATCCATTTTTAAACATTGTGTTGATGTTTATAAGCAATCTGTTCCAGAAACTGATTATGAATTCTGGGTTGTTGCATTTGAAGATAAGAATGGAAACACCATCTTCAGAAAGGATGCGGATATCAATGAAATTACGATGATGGGAAGAGACCCAGATGGCTACTATAAAATTTGGAGACAATTCAATATTTCAGAAAAGCCAACAAAGTGGGTGGTATGGCCATTCTCACGAAGTAAGGGATGGATGACTAAATTAGAGGGTGCACTATGATTGACAAATCAAAAATTGTTCTCGCACAATTTTACACCGAAAACGTCAAGTATGGAAAATATACTGAAGAGATAAATCGCAAATATTGCGAAGAATCTGGGTATACCTATGTTGTGGAAAAGAATACCGAAAAGATTATATCTGGCGTAGAAGGAAGAGCCTTCACGTGGTATAAGCCAAAGTTTATTTTAGAAATTTTGGAGCAATCAAATCCTGAGTATATTCTGTTTTTAGATATTGATGCCGCTGTAGTAGACTTTTCAATTCCGATTGAACAGTTCATAGATGACGTATATGATATGGTGTTTACTCATGATTATAGTGTTCATAGCCGCATGAATGCTGGAGTATTTCTCCTTAAGAACACGCCATGGGTGAAGGCATTTTTACAGCAGTGGTGGAAAAGTGCTAATCAGTTTAAAGGGGAAGATTGTATCCATTTATCCATTGCAGACGAGAATAAAAAATTGGTTGGATATTATAAAAATGGTCTATGGCATGACCAAACCTGCTTGTCCTTGTTATATGAACAACACAAAGAAGTAAAGGAAAAAATCAAACTCATTGATTTCCATTCATTGAATTGGATGCAACCTTTTGATGGAAATTTCGTATATCATGGTTTTGCCTATGGTTTGAATGAATATCGGTTGCTCGATAAGGTTCATGATAAAATTTTCAATGGCAATGATGATATCTTTAGCTTTATTAGACGATGACCGCGCGTAAAATTGCAGTCGTATGCCATTGTTTCGCCGTCAATGAGTGGAAAACACGATTAGAATATTTCCTTCAAGAAACCTCTTCGTCGGGATTATATGAGGCGGCAGATGAATTATATCTGATGGTTACAGATTTAAATAATCAGCGTCATGTGGTTGAGGAAGTGCTAGTAACCTATCCAAAATGGAAATTGGAATATCAAACCAAAAATGATTTTGAATCTCCTGCCATTGCAAAAATTGACCGCCTAGGTAAAAATACTGAAGAGAAGTATTATCTCTTTTACTTTCATGTCAAGGGTGTATTTAACAAATATAAAAACTTCGAGACCAAAGAATACCATCCCCTGAAGATACAGGGAATCCGTTGTTGGACAGAAATGCTAACTTATTTCTTGCTTCGAAATTGGAAAAACTGTGTGAGTAAATTGGAAGAGGGGTTCGATACGGTTGGCGTTACGAATGTTCACAGATGGTGGTGGGGAAATTTTTGGTGGACTACTTCTGAGCATATCCAAAAGAATGTTCCTTTCTCTCCACAAGACCGCTGGTTTTGTGAGGCATGGCTTCACGAAGCAAATAGCGATATACAAAATATCAAGTTTTATGAGTTTTTTCACTTTAGTCATGACGGATACTATACTGTTATTCCACAGTACCTTTATGACGGGTCACAGCCCCACGTAGAATTTACGATTCATAAAGCTGAGTATGGCTATTTTGCTGAACAACGCGATGAAGGACAACAATTATCATTCACGGAACCTAATATCATTGATATTACGGATGTTATAAAAAAATATATAGGACAAGATACAACAAATATCAAAGTAAAATGCAATCATTATGTGCTTCAAATAGAAAAACCTAAACCAGATATTCCTAATAGTCTTCGTATTTTTTTCTCAACAAATATTGACCCTGAAAATGAATATGTAGTAAGTGCATCCGATGGACATTTTATTAATATAAGAGGAATTATATGAGTTCAGTGACTATTGTGACGGGCCTGTGGGATTTAGGTCGAGGAGAATTAAAGGGATGGGCACAACGTGATTTTGAGGAATACAAAAAGAGATTTTTTGATTTTCTAGAATCCGATATTCCCATGTGTATTTGGATACCCCGTGAACTTGAAGATGAGGTATGGAAAATACGCTCGACCCACAATACCAGAGTTTATTATAAAGAACTAAAAGAATTTACCACTTGGTTTCCATTCTATACGGAACATGAGGAAATTCGTACCTCTGCGGAATGGAAGCAACAGGCGGGATGGCTTCCTGATTCTCCCCAAGGAGGGTTGCCACTATACAATCCCATGATGATGTCAAAGATGTTCATGGTGAACGATTCGGCGTTATTCAACCCATTCCAAAGCGACTATTTTTATTGGGTCGATGGGGGGTTGACAGGAACGGTTAATAAAGGGTATTTTTCATCAGGAAAAATCTTTGAGGATGTTCCATCGGTATTCAATAAGATTGTCCATATTACCTATCCCTACGAGGCCAACACGGAAATTCATGGATTTGAAAAATCAGCCATGTATCGGTTTTGTGGACTTCCAGAAAACACCACACAAATTCAAATTTCTCGTGGAGGATTCTGGGGAGGACCCAAAGAACTGATTCATCAATACAATGATTTATATTATCAAATCTTGTCCTCGACGATTAAGCAAGGATATACCGGAGCAGATGAATGTCTCTTTACAATTGCGGCGTATACCTATCCGAATATCATTGAACGGTTTACTGTGGAAGGAAATGGACTAGTATGGCCATTCTTTGAAGCGATGCAGAAACCCATAGAACTAAAAGCATCACGACCACAGACACAAAAGATGTATTCTCAAGTAAAAACAAATCTATATGTCTTGGGTTTCAATGCTCCAGAACAATTTCAATCACTTTGCGACACTTTTGCCAATACAGATTTTGCAAAGAAAACAAGAAAAATTTTGATTAACAATTCAACCAATGCCGACACCTTTGATGAATATGATAGGCTCTGTGGGCAGTATGGGTTTGAAGAAATTCATCAAAATAATTTAGGAGTCTGTGGAGGGCGGTATTTTGCAGCGGAACATTTTGATAGTTCTGATGCTGATTATTATTTCTTTTTTGAAGATGATATGAATTTAAATCTTCCTAAGACACAACCGCCGTTTTGTAAATCGGGGTTTATGAAGTATATCCCAAATCTATATGAGATTGTCCATAAGATTATGCTGAAGGAAAATTTTGATTTTCTCAAGTTATCCTTCTCTGAATTTTATGGGGATAATAGTCAGCAGTGGAGTTGGTATAACGTGCCACAAAATGTACGAACCGACGTATGGCCGACCTATGACAAGTTGCCTGTTCAGGGAACAGACCCCAATTCACCTCGTACTGAATTTTCTACGATTAACATCCTTCAAAATGTTCCATATATTACGGGGGAAATTTACTATAGCAATTGGCCCATGATTATGGGTCGAGAAGGAAATCGAAAGGTCTTTTTAGAAACCACGTGGTCGCATCCATTTGAGCAAACATGGATGTCCTATGTCTTCCAAAAAACTAGAGATAAATATATACGTCCAGCTATATTGCTTGCTTCGCCAATTAATCATGAGCGCAATATTTTTTACCCATCTGAAGAGCGGAGAGAAAACTAATGCAACCCAACGTAAATCCTGATATCGCCAACTATATCAATAATACCTCATCCCTTATCATGGTTGCGGTCACGACCGATTGCGGTGAGCCTAACGCCTTCCATGATAATATCCAGACTCAACTAGCATCTATGGGCAAGGATATTGCTTTATTTAATATGTGCTATAGTGAGGAGCAAATGCCCTTCCCCCGTATTGCCACGGATGTCTTGTATTACTTTGCCCCCAAGAATCAAACCCCTCTTTTCTATCGCATTGCCCATAATGCCACCCTAGACCTTATGGGGGATATTGACGCCGCTTTCAAAATGATGGATGGGTTGACATATTTGGAGGCAAAATTTGATGTCAAAATGCAGGAACAGATTCTCAAGACGGAAGACTATATCAAACATGAGGATGTCAGTCAGTTTCCGTCTACCTTTCAAATGGCGCGAAATGCTGCCAAGGATATGTGGAAAATGGGTAAAAATGCCGCCAAGGGACTTCCGGTACTCGTCTCGGCTGAGGAAGGATTTTCCCGTATGAATACGTGTGAGGGGTGCGATAAATTTGATGCCGCCTCAAGTCGCTGCAAGGAATGTGGCTGCTTTATGAAGACCAAAACCCAGTTAGCCTCAGCCTCCTGTCCCATCGGAAAGTGGTCAGCTATCGTCTGATTTTACATCTTTATAAATAGTTCCACGCAATCAAAAGGATTATCTTCATGGCAACTGTTAGAAATTTGGTTATTGACCAAGGTACCTCTTATTCTATTACGATTACGGTTTCCGATGCGAATGGAAATACGTTAAATCTTGATGGGTATACGGTATCTGGGCAAATGCGGAAAAGCTATGGGGCGATTAGCTATGTTCCATTTACAACGGTAATCAATCTTCCTTCCACCGATGGTGAAATTACGATATCCCTAGACCCTGACCAGACGAGTGCCCTTCGCGCAGGTCGCTATGTCTATGATATCGAGATTGTGGATATGGATGAGAAGGTTACGCGCGTACTGGAGGGCATAGTTACTATCACACCAGAGGTTACTCGATAATGGCAATCCGTGTCCAAGTAGGCACACCCAGTGGAGTTCAAGCATCTATCCACAAAGATAATCCGATTAATACCGAATTAAAGAAGGTAGAAGTTTCTTTAGTGAACCTTGAGAAGTTGAAGAACGTGGATACCGCGACTAACGGTTTAGAGAATGGCTATACGTTGATATATGATTCAAATACCCAAACATGGGTGACTCAGACATTCAATAACATCGTTGGCAACATAGACGGCGGCACTTACTAATTTCTTAGGGGAAAACAATGGCAACAATTATTCAGATTAAACGCTCTACTGGTGTAGCAGCACCAACAACGGGAGACCTCGCAGAAGGCGAGTTAGCCTATAGCGAAGATAGAAGCCACGAAGGCTCTGGTGCCGTATTATACGTCTCATCGTTCGCATCGGACGGCACAACTGAAGTTATTGACAGGATTGGTGGTAAGTACTACACCTCAACCGTTGATAGCTTTCTCGTTCCGGAAGCCGCTGCCGTAGGTGGTAAGCTTGTCCTCAAAGAAGGTACGGACAATGGAACGAACAAAATCACCATTAAGGCACCTGCAAGTCTTGCCGCAGATAACACCTATACGCTTCCATCTAGTATCACCTCAGGTGGTTATTTAACAACAGACGGCAGTGGCACCCTTAGTTGGGGTTCCATTACGAGCTCCTTCACGATTTCTGATGGTACCAACACGGACAGTTTCAGCACGGGTGGAACTCTCACCTTTGCGGGTACTGCGAATCAAATCACCACAGCAGTAACAGATAACACCGTTACATTCTCCATTCCAACAAATCCAACACTTCCTGGAAATGTGACGATTGGTGGTAATACCATCAAGACATCGGATGGTACGACTGCGATGACCCTTATCGATTCAACTGGCATTGTACAGTTTGCGAATGCTATCAGAACCAATACTATCAAATCATATACTGGTGACAATTGCATCTCATTAAACTACTCCAGTAGTGGCGATGTCAGACTATATGGTAAACTCAAGATTGACGGAAATGCCATTTACACCAACAATGACACCCTTGCTATTACAACGTATGATACCACAGGAAATGTCAAAATCAATGGCGATTTAATTGTTGGTGG